TGCCAATTCCTGATCCTTTCGGACTGCATCGGCGGTCAGCTTGTCGATCTCAAGCGTCGCCTTTGCCTGAACGTTCCGTGCGGCCTCAACTCCGGTCTGATCGACCTTCTGCTTCACCACCGGAACGGCGAGAAGCGTCTTGTCATCGAACAGGTCGGTTGGTGCCAAGGTCAGGGTTCCGGCCTTCATCTCTGCAATGATCTCTGCGATAGTCATGACAGTTACCTCCTCGGACGGCAAAAAGTGCTGAACCGTCGCGAGTAATGTTGCCCCACTGAATGCGGGTTTTGTTTCCCGTGAATCACCCAAGGCGATCCCGGTAATGGCTGGCACGTCCTGTACCAGCAAGTCGTCCCCGTTCCAAGACATCGACAGATTGGCCTCGAATGAAGCCATGTCGAGCGTCCTTGAACGGTATTCTGGATAGATATACGCGGCGACCAGTGCCGTCAGCTTGGAATCTATCGTCTTGATGGCCTTACCCACGACTTCACCAAGAGGAGTTCTCCCGGTATCGCTGGCATCTGGATCTGATTTATGCCCATCGAAGAACTTCACGCCATGCTGGACCGCGGCGTTGATCTTCGTAATGGCTGTTTTCATGTAGTGGAGTACCCGGTTTCCGAGACCCATGTGCTTCAGGTCCGCACCGACTGCGGCCTCATGCCCGATCGCATATACGCGAATCTCCGGGTGCTCCTCCTTCGCCTTGAGGGCCTCCATGATATCCGGCGGGACCATCGCGTTCACGTCCACGTCTGCCATGTGCATGATATTGGCTGTGATCGTTGTCATGGTCATCGTTCAATCTCCGATGTGTCTGTTGGCAGGTCCAGCGAGATAATCCAATCTATCCAATCGAGCCATGACTGCCAGTGCGTCTGTTTCTCCGTCATGGTTTCCTCCGTCCGATCAGCAGCTCCAGCGTATCCCATGATATGAGGTTGTGACTGAATAACCACCAGTAGATGTTTGCCATCATGCTGCAGCACCCCCTTCAACTACGACCAACGGCTCCGGCTCGTCTTCATCCTCCGGGACCACGTTCCGAGGTTCCAGTCCGGCATCGTTCTCGTTCTCGATCCGCTCCATCTCTTCCGGCGGGTCAACCTCCGGTACGTGAGACAGGAACGTTTCAAGAGATATAGCACCTGCAACCAGCATCGGCAACCAGACCTCTCCGAGTTCCTTCATCTTCGCATCGCTGGTCTCAGTGATCTGAATGGCGATCCGCTCCGGGATGAGACCGGCCTGTTTCAGGTTCGCCATTCGCATTGCCTTGTGCACCAGTTCCTCGTAAAACCCGTGCCAGACGTGGCGGTCCTTCCCGATGGTGGTCTGTGACATCTCCATAACAGAGTCAGCGGTGGATCTGTTTGACATAAGGTTCGGGAAGCCGAGAAGGTGGACTGGAACGTCTGTTGATCCGGAGATGATCTGGACGTTGTTGACCAGTTCCTCCTTGATTGACTCGACCGCTCCGGCAGGCATCGTAACGAGTTCAAATCCGGTCGTGGACGCGATAGTCTGCCCCAGCTGCCACTTCATACCCGCAAGGTCTGCGAGTATTCGTTTGACCTCTGCTTCATTTTCGCAATGGAAGAACGGTGTAGGTGAGCCGTAGAGGTGATTGATGACCCTCCAATCCTGCAAGGCTCTCCCTACGTTCTCAATGTTCTGCACGACCGCTCCGATCCTCGGAGGCGTGATATTGGGGTTGTCAGACCGTCCACCGAACCGTCCATACGCAAACTCTGCCGGCGGGATCATAACGGGGTTCTGACCGTCAGCATCTTTCCACGTCGCCTTGGTGTATATCCCGTAATCATCGGGGTCAGTGTGAATCTTATACTTCCGTGACGTGTAGCTGACGAACCGGGCACGTACCGTACCGTCATCGTTCGGCAGGAGACGTGCAAGACACTTCCCCTCGATGTTCGATTCCTCTGCCCACTGCTGCGGAACCTCTTCGTCCAGCGCGTTCATGTTCAGGAAATTATGAACCCAGTCGAGTTCACGCGCCGCCATCTCCGGGGTCACGTCCGGTGCCAGCGTCACCTTGATACCTTGACCGATAGCAAGCACTGACCGGACGGCAACGATATTCCGCATGAGCGGAGAACCGTATGCAGATGTCCCGTTGAACATGGCGTTGATCGCGGCGACCTGCTGGTCATACGTGAGGATTGGGCTTGAGGATAGTGTAGAGGATTCCTGCGCTCCTGGACCGACCAGCGGGTCCGTTGCCATGTGCATGACGTTCCCGAACAACGTCCTCAGATTGAACTTCATGCTCTATCTCCCCGGAATTGCGCTGTATGAGAGACCACCTGCGCGTCCCTCGTTCTGTGACGAGAGGAACCGGACCGCGCCACTGACAGCATCGACCTGATCGTCGTGCACACCCTCTGACGGGAACGCCGTGGCCTCACCGATGTATGCTGTATTCCAGTGCCCTCTGACAATGTGGACGTTGCCCTGTTCGGCAGCGGATGCGACAATCGCCGCACGTTCGACCTTGGAACCGGACGGCCTGTCACCACGAAAATCATATCCAATGAGAACCCTTCTGGCGTATGTGTCGATCATGTCCTTGCCACCAGCACCGCCTTCGTGTTCCATCCTGATCGGAACCTCCACGCCGTCCATTTCTGCGGTGGCACGAATCCGTATCTCATTCTCACGCGGTGACTCACGGAATCGCTGTATGTCAGAAACGTAGTATATCCCTTCCGCTTCAGCAACCAACGCACCACATGTGTAGTCGGGGTCTTTGCCAGCCTTCGCTTCAGTCGCGGCACGATCCCAGAACCGCACCCACTTCGCGCGCTTCGGTCGTTCCGTCGTGAATACAAACCACCCCAACTTGAACATGGTCCCGGCGGGACGGATCGACCAGTCACCGTTCAGGAGTTGTTCGCGTGTTACCGGGTCGAGGGTCATGAGGGTCTCGCGGTAGCTGTCGCGGTCCAGGTAGGGGTTGTCATCTAGGCTGGCAGCGTGGAATGGTCTGACGGTGCTCATGGGTGCATTTGTGCCGTATTCACCGAGACCGAACCGACGTGCTACCCAGTCATGGCCAACGCCGCCGGGATTAGAGGAGGAACGGACTCTGAGCGGTACGTCACTGTCTTGTAGCCTACGGAGACGTGAGAACATATATGTATACTGCTCTTCCCGCAGCTGGGTGAGTTCGTCGAAGCAGATTGTCTGGAGTTCGGCACCCTGATAGCGGAAGTGGTCGCGTGGTCCGTCCAGGTATCCGAACGAGAGTGTCGCACCGGATGGGAATGTCCACCGCTTATCGGTGTCACTCCAGTGTGCGGATGTCGGTCCCAGCCACTCGTGCGCTCTGTCCATCATGGCACCAGGTAAGGCAAGGTCGCGGTATGTGCGTCGGAAGATCATCGCGGCGTGTCCGGGTACGTCGATATACTGCAAGGCGATCATCAGGAGTGCTTCAGACTTCCCGCCACCAGCAGCACCACCGTACAGGGATTCACGTTCCGGTTCGAGCAGAAAGTCAAGCTGCTTCGGGGTCGGGTTGCTCCTGATCCACCCCTGTCTCATCGACTTCGCTACTGATGCCGCGTTCTGTTCCGCCGTATCGACTGGCGATCCTCTTGAGTGACTCCTCATGTTTCACCAGCATTTCATCCGTGAGTTCGCGGGTCTGCGTCTGGATTGGTCCACCGTCGGGTCCGCTCAGTTCGAGGTCTTGCTTATCCTTCTGGCCGAGCCACTGTTTCCCCAACCAGATCAGCATTGCGGAGTTCCCTTTGAGTGCCGCCTTGAACTGAGCGCGCCGGAGTGAGTTATTGCCACCTTCACGAGCTTCTTTTATAGCTACGCCAAAATGCCTACGGAGCGTAGTCTGTGACTGTCCAGTCACGATGGATATTTCCTCCACCGAGCATTGGATCATGGCAAGACTTCGTATCTCCTTTTCTAGACCTGGCGAAAACTCGATACGTGGACGACCTCCGCGCTTCGTCTTGTCCTTTTCAGGTTCCTTCAATGTCATACTTCATCACTCATTAATTTTTCGAGTTCGTTTTCTGACCGTGCGAGGATGCTACCTATGCTATCGCCATCATCCTCGACATCTGTATCTCCATCCTCGCCTATATCCATCGACATCCCGAATGATGCATCCACATCACTCGTAGACCGCAGGACTCCACTCTGCTGGGATGAACATACGTCGTTCACATGCTCCGAATAAAACGCATATATAGCAGGGTCGGTGTCAATGTCAAACTGCTCAAACCGCGTATTCCGATTGAGGTTCATAGACCCACGGCAGACTATCGACCATTCATCGCTGTGGATCATCGCGAACTTTGCATGTGTCCTCGTGCACCATATACGCTCACTCCCGAACGCATCTATCATACCTTCGATATAATCAGGATGACGGGCCAGCAATGAGCGATCGGTCAAGAAACGGAAATCCTCGATCTTGCCGATTTCTCTCATATACCTTACGGTTTCTACGTCTCGCATCCCAGTTGTCCATGTTGAGATAACCACATCCGCTGGACCAGTAATCCTCAGTATCGCCACGACCAAGTCGAGCATCGAGAACTGCCCCTTTGTCAGCCCAATAATCCGCGACCCTGACTCTAATCCGAATACAGCAGCACGCGCATCGGCATGTGGTAAGAATCTGGTCGTCGCAGGAGGGCTGCCTGTTTTTATCGAAACTCTTGTCCTGTTTAGTCCAATCTTCGGTGCCTTCTTCGCCATCATCGTGCCTTTCTGTGCTGTTCGTGGATGATCCTTGGATATGCAGCAGGCCCGTTGATCGCGTGATACATCTTGTCTGGACTCTGCGCGTCTACCCGACAGCATGACGGTGCATACATCACGGTGAAGAAGCACGAGGTATACATGCCACGTGATTCGTATACGTCATGCAGGCCGCCCTCGTTCTGGTGCAGTGCTTCCTTACAGACATACTGAGCCATCGTCACCGAGAGCATAGTGTTCCCACGCGACTGCTCGTGTATGTGGGTAATATAATCCTCCATCATCCCCCGGAACTGATACGGACGTTCTACATCGCACACGTACACACTGAGTGCCTTCCGGTTCGCCCCAATCTCAGTCTTGCCCGCACCGCCCCCGGCGTGGTCTCCAGAGTGTGATATTGATATACATCTGAGTGGAGCCTCCGAGAGGTATTCGACCAGCGACGCGAAGAGTAGATCAAGCGACTTAATCCTCGTGACTCCATACGTCCGGTCCTCCCGAAACCGGTAGTACCACATTGAGTAGTCGTCATCCAGCATGATGAAATAGCGATAACCTGCATCTTTCACCGCCCGGAAAGAGAAGTTCCGGGCATAGACAGCGGAGGTACGATCACCCCAGTTATGACCATCATCCGTCTGTGTGGCGGCATCCTCCTTTGAAAAGACTACCACGTCATCCCCGAACTGCTCTATGTATTCAGGCAGGGTTGGGTCTTCGTCATCGACCACGTAGATGATACGACCCGTATATCCTTGCCTGCGAAGAGACTTCGTCGTCAACTGGGCGTGGGGTCGCTTATGCGTCGGGATTAGTACGCAGGTATCCAGCCTCATCATGATTCCTTTCGCCATTTGTCAGATATGATATTCGGGTGCGCGTGGTCTCCGAGGATTATGTGGTGGATACGTGAATCGCCTTCGTGCCCGTCCTTGAAGTCTCGGATCATCGACACCTTACAACACGACGGTGCATACATCACGGTGAAGAACGTTTTCACGTAGGTTCCCCACTTCTTGTATTGCTCGGAGGTTCCCCCTTCAATCACCTGCGTTGGCTTCTGGAGAACCTGTGACATCATAAGCGTCAGGAATGAGACCCCAATCCTCGACTCATGCGAATACGCGGTTACGTCCTCATTGAACTTGCCCCGGAACTGGTAAGGTCTATCCACGTCACATACGTAGACCTGCATTGCCTTCCGTATCCCTGTGATCGAACTTTTGTTACTTTTTTTGTTTCGTTCCCCACCGCCTCCGATGTAGTCTCCACCTTGAGACATTGAGATACAGTAGAACGGAGTTTCCGAGAGGTATTCGACCATGGCTGTGAATTGCAGGTCGAGCGACGCGATGTTCACATTCCCATACGTTCCGTTACTGAGGAACCGGTAGTACCACCAGAAATAGTCGTCATCGAGCGCGATGAAATACTGATACCCGGCCTCTCGGGCTATGTCCCACAGCATGTTCCGAGCGTAGACGACGGAGGCGCGATCCGCCCAGTTGTGCCCGTCGTCGGTTCGGGCTATCGCCTCAGCCTTTGAAAAGACTACCACGTCATCCCCGAACTGCTCTATGTATTCAGGCAGGGTTGGGTCTTCGTCATCGAGCGCGTAGATGATACGACCCGTATATCCTTGCCTGCGAAGAGACTTCGTCGTCAACTGATTATCCGGCCTCCCGTGCGTGACGATCAACACGCAGGTGTCAGACCTCATCCTTTTCCTCCGCAGCCGCCCGCTCACTCATCCCGGCGTATTCCAGCATCTTCTCACTGAGTCTTACGAACCCGCCCTCGATGGCCTTCTCAAAGTCAATAATGATGAGTGCTGACTTCTCCATAAGGGATTGCGTTGGCGCATCCGCGTGTGCGTAGTACTCCGCGATGTTCCGGAAATTGAATACTGTGTGGCGGTCAGCGGCGGCATTCAGGAACGTTCGGACCTCATCTGGTAGTTCTACAGCCTCAATCTCCTTACGAAGCGTAGCGGCCTTGGTCCCGTCGTAGAGGTCAGATACAGGAGGTTCGTCTCCGTTGATTTCGTAGATCGGTGCCTTGATCTTCCGGCTGTAGTTGGCTTCCTGCTCTTCCGGGTCGAGCTCCTCCGGGTCTCCAAACAATCCTTCATCCTCTGCCACCTGAGCGAGCAATGCCTGTAGGTCCGGGTCATCTGTCCTGATATCCTCCATGAGCGAGTTCAGTATATCCTTGTCCCCTTCGGCCATCCCGGTAATTACGTCGAACACACCCAGCGCAAGTGCCTCCTTGTGGATCGGAAGGTCCACGGTGATATACGGGATCATCGAGTCTTGCCCAGCCTCCATAGCTTGTGCCAGCCTCTCATGACCGTCGATCAGGTTTCCGGTCCGGATATTCACGATCACAGGCGAGATCCACCCCAGCTCGCGGAGCGATCCACGGACAGCGTCCTTCTGCGCCTCCGGGTGCCTTCGCCAGTTCTTCGGGTTGCCCTTGAACTCGGATGCACGTTTCTCGCCGTATTCGATGATCGCGATCTCTGGACCGGTGTTCTCCGGTGCCGTCTGTTCGGGTTTCGGTGCCTTCGCCTTTGGCATAGTTCCTCCGTTGTGTGGCTTTCTGGATTCCACCCGAATATACGAACGGATCAGGCCACGTTGCATAGTCTCTATAGATCGGGTAGATTCAACGGGTGACCACATCACATATCGGAGGCCAGCATGATACCCCTGTCAATCAAGCTATCCCGTGACGATGCTCTGGATTCCATCATCATCCGTATCACTGATTCCGAAGCTTCAGGCATGAAGTATCACGCCGTCGCGGAGTGGGAAGATGGGATCAACCCCGGAGGCTCACGCGAAATGAAGACGTATGCGGATGTCGCCACGTTCGTGAACGGGTTCCTAGTCGGCTCCGGGATCGACCCCCTGAAGGGAACGACGTGCAAGCCGTGGATTGAGACAGATACCGAGTCTGTCCGTATCTCCCGGAGAGGTGTGACCGTCTCGCCCTGAACCCAGTTCCTTCCCTTCCTGTATTTGAAAATAAATCGAAAATACTTCACTTTTCTTCTTTCAACCCCTGTTTTCTTGGCTGGAATATAGTATATTCTGTATAAGAGATCAGGGGATAGAGGGCCACAGAGAATGGAGAACATCATGCAGGATACGACGACGACCCACGAAACGGCAACCAGAGATTACAACAATGCACGGACAGCGTGGGACCGGATCAAGGACGATGAAGACACATACGCAGTCGATCAGGCACGAAAGACTATGAAACGGGCCAAGGCGGTCTTGGACCTTTCACGCGATGCCAACCCGGAACAAGCCCTGCGTTTCGATGCCGCCCGCCAAGCGGACAGAGCAGGCATGAACGACTACCACATCGGCAGAGCCGCCGCCGCCAAGGAGTGCATCAGGATACTGGACGCCGCCGATACCGTGACACCAGACGTGATCGCCGAGGCACGCGAGGCACTGGCAGTCCGCAAGCAGATCAGCGCAGAGAAAGCACTAGGAATGTAGACCAGGCCTCCACCGGCGAGATTGGCTTTTAGCGTGTTTCGAGACCGCCGCCGGTATACGACCTTAGACCAACCACGAACGGAGGACACCATGTACGTAAGGACATTGACCTACATGCGATTTGACGCATTGGGAGGGAATCGAACCCCTGTAGATGTTGAGGTATCAATCATCCGTGCCACAAAGACATATGGGCTTGGGATGATTTTTCTGATTGACACCCTATCTGCACAAAGGATCGCGGAAGCTATCGGGCATCCGATGTCTTACCCAAACCCGAACAGCTGGGGACTCGAGTCAGACGAGCACGTACTGGCCGTAGGAACACGAAACCATGATATCCACGCGGAGATTATGGCCGCAAGTTAATCACACACACCACGGAGGACCAGATGAGCGGAAAGAAGTTGACCCACATCACACGGAACGGGATCACCCTGTATGAGTGCGAATCTGACTATGTGCAGATCAACCCCGAGTCATGGCAGGACAGTGGGAAGTGGACCCACCTCAGATATCTCGGCTACTCAGATGATGAGTATTGGGTTGTATCTGTATTCATCGACCAGATGACGACAGACCACAGCATCATCATGATCGAGACACGCCAAACATACAAGCAGGGCATGGAGATCGTCCCCATCATCGACATCGACAAAAGACCCGACGAGAACAACGACCTGATCTATCTCCTCTCACATCCCGGCTGGTCGCACGCCGCCGCACGAACTGAGTACTTCCGTACGCAGTGGGGTATCGAATCATGAAACAGTACTACGTAATCAAGAGCGATGCCGAAGACTTCATGAAGTGTCTGAAGCGGAGCCTGATATCTGCGGTCGAATGTGACGGGATTATGATGGTCAGCATGGGATTCGACATGTTCCCGATCAACTGGAGGACTAAGGTCATGGCCGTGAGGATGATGTTCACGAACCGAGGGAACGACATGTACGCGGGAGGGTCAGTGGTGATCCCGGAGGATTCCCAAACCGCAGTATTCCAGATATCCTCAGTCAATCCTGGATGGCTCGCGTACCCGGACAACTTCCGCGTCGAACTCAGTGGAACACCGGCATCCGTCCGCAAGGCGATACTCACGCATCTCCGCGAGTTCTGTAGTGAGCATTTCAAGACAGCGGACAAGCTGACCACACGAGCCGCGAGGGACGCGCGACCAACCTATCCTACACCTACGGAGGACAAGATGTCAGTAGTCACGCTCAAACGAAATACGGAGTTCGGAGCGGTCACGGCGGTGGTAAAACCACTCAAGACAGTCGAACATGACGGAGCCACATACTGCGTCATTGACCGGACTATCGGCACAGATATCAACGCTCAGATGGGATGCTACGGGTGGGCGATCCCGTGGGACCACAACAACGACAGCCCGGCATTCAAGCACGCCTCCGGGACTGTTGCGATGGCGATTGAGATTCCCACCCCTTAACCCTTTCAACCCCTATTCATTCAGGGTATCCGATACTATATTGTATATAAGCGATCAGGGACAGATGGACACAACGAACGGAGAACGCGATGACCAAGGCAGAAAAGACCCTTCAGGCGATAGCTGGCGAACTCATCAAGAGCAACCAGTTCTCAGGTGCCTACCTCAGCGGACAGCACCCGATAATCCACACGGCCAAACCATTGGTCAGTGGCGGACTCCTCAACATTTCATTCTACGGCACCAAGCTGACCACGGAGGAACCACATCTCAAGGTATTCGACATCGAATACGCCCCACCCATCGACGAGAGCGGAGAAGCGGAGGACATACTCCACAGGATGAACGCCTTCGGCCTCACTCTGAGAATGGACGATCTGGACCAGATGACCGTCAACGTAGTCGATCTGGTCTCGATGATCGAAGACCATGCAGTCAGGATAATCGAACTGGACAACTGACCAGACCACCGCCGGATTAGAGTCTCCGGGAGGGTTCGATCCCCTCCCACGGCATACGACCTCACACACACTACGGAGGACCAGATGAAGCCAGTTAAGATCACCCACAACGGGTTCCACGGGATTAAGACAGAGACCATACGACCGCGCAGGATAGCGGAAGATGCCGCCGGGATTCCGGTCTACGTCGTCAGCATGAGAATCGCCAACAAGTTGAACCGAGCAGTGTGCGGCATCCGTAACTGTACCTGCGGAGAGGTTTGGGCCACGCACCGGATGTTCGGTGAAGCCGCTGTCCTGGTTGGCAAGACACGCGGACTCCACCCGCAAGACTGAGGGACACCATGAACCGGAACAATCAGTACCAAGACCGCGACTGGCTGTATCAGCAATACGTGGTCGAATTGAGATCCACCCTGTCCATCGCCTCAGAGTGTTCCGCACCGACGACCTCAGTCAGGAACGCACTGATCCAGCACGGGATACCCCGGAGGGATGGCAAAGAGGCGCAGGTCTACCGGATACGGAAACTGCCACGGGCGCGATTGGTGACACTCATCGCACAGGAGTTTTCGCCGGTCATGATCGCGGCAGAAACAGGACTGTCATACAACACGGTCCGCGTACGAATGACGGAAGAGGGTCTACAATTCGAGAACAGACGAAAGAAGGGGAGTTGCAGTGTATAAGCATGGCGAGATACCTGAGTTGGTACGTGTGGACCTTGAAATGTGCAAGGCTATTCTTGCACTGAATGGGCCTCGTGATAGTCATGTAATCATGGTTGGCCCGTCCCTTATCAATCCGAAGGACTGCTGTGAGGGCGGCGAGAGTGGCGACTGGTGGAGTGATAGAATCGGTCGCGGTGCATTGGTGTGGACATTTCATGGTCCATTTGAAATAGGGTCACTAATGTATGACCATGCCGAGGTTGGATTGAGTCGTCTTGGCAATGCGTTTGGTCGCATTGTTACTGAGTGCATCAGTGGTCCTGATATTTCGGTGGCCAGGTTTGATCACCAGCTCTTGTCTGCTGTTGTTATCGATCTCGTTGGTGAATGGACCGGAGGTCACGGTTCGTATTTGGATAATCCCAGTGTGATCGAAGATGATCTTTACGAGATGGTATTCCCCGAGGAAGGGGCCACGAGAAGACTGAAGGAAGAAAACAATGCCTGAAGAGGAACCGACCACCAACGCCGCACCGCAAATCTACGCACTGCTGGCGAAGGTCTCCGCAGAGATACCAGGAATTGGAAAAGACGGCTGGAACGATCATCAAAAATATCCCTTCCGGGGTATTGACGATATCATGGCAGGCATCCATGACGCGCTCAGTAAGAACGGCGTGGCGATCATGCCTGAGGTTCAACCTGATAGCATCCGGCACGTAGACTTTGAGACGAGCAAGGGGATAGCTATGACCCTGACAGAGATGCTCGTCAAGTTCACGTTTTCCGCGCCCGATGGTAGTGAAACAACCTGCACCGTCCTCGGTCAGGGTTCCGATACCGGGGACAAATCCGCGAACATGGCCCATACCGCCGCATACAAGGTCATGGCTAATGAGGTTTTCTGCATCCACATGCCCGGTGCTTCTGAGGATTCCGAAGCTAGCCAGGATAGCAAGGATCAGAAGCGAGATAATTCCCGACGACCAGAAAGGAACCCCGGACGAACTGACCCGGACGGACAGGCACCGCGCAACGGAACCACCGCAGTACCTGCTGGGAGCGTCCCTAACGCCACCGAAGATGTAATCAAGGTACGTACGCGGATTGAGGAGTTCGTGGCCGAGAGAGCGAAGACCAACCCCGACATGACGATGGAATATGTTCGTGCGACATGCCAGACCAAATACAAGATGGCATATGATTCGATGTCGAAACCCGCACTCATGAACCTACGGCGACACCTTGGGGACGACGCACCAGTGTAACGGGATACATCCGCGCTGGAACCGGCGCGGACACCAGAGGATTTACGAGATGAACGGGAAAACGAAAGTGGGACTGGCACTCGTGGTCATCGGCACCGCGCTGATGATACTCATGATCCTGAAAGTCATCGGAGGATGATATGAAGGTTCTTTTGGACACAGACGTTACAATCAAAATCATATACTCCGATAGGCAAGGGTTCGTCTCATTCTGGGAGATTGGGGACAGCTTGCATCAGTGTGAGATTGATGGTATACGAAGGATGCAGGCGTTTCTTGAACGGTGCGGTGTCCCTACCAGTTACGACCTGCGGGGTATTGCCGTGAACGCACTCAATCACCTCATTGATTCCACGGTGACGTGTAACAAGATCATGGAGCGAACCGGGACAGATCAAAAAGACAGTGGATGGAATGGCCGTGTTGTCCCGCAGATCATATTCAACGGCCTATCTCGTGACGCCGTAGAGTCCGCGACGCAGTGGCTTGACGCCAGTAGCTACAGGGAGTAGACTGGACATAGTATATAGTGATTGTATAGATTCTGGATAGACACCTCACACCATAAGGAGATTGACGTGGGTAGGGAAAAGAAGGAAAAAGACCTCACGAGGTCATACGTTGTAGATCCGGCCACGTTTGACCGCCTGTGCCAAATCGCGGAGTTCGTCACCGACAATGCCAACAACTCTGCTGTCATTCGTATGCTGATTCGTGACGAGGCAGACAGAAGGAAGCTGAAACCGAGGGTGACATGAAAAGAAATGGCCCCGGTGGAAGTGTGAGACCACCGGAGCCAAACGGAGAACCAGACACATGGAAAATACCGAATCACTCCCGGATAGTCAACAGCATAACTACAGGATGCCATACATGATATTCGACCACCCGGTCTATCAGACATTGAGCGCGACGGCACGGGCGGCATACATGTATCTGCTCTTCCGGTCGGACGGTGGTGGTGATGCTTGGCCGACTGAGGAGACTATCGGGATTGATCTTGGAAGGTCTACGAAACAAGCCGGTCGAGATGTCCGGGAACTCGTCTCTGCTAGACTGGTCGTGACGACGAAGAAATGGAAGCACAACCAGTACCTCATCCTTCTACCCGAGGAAGTGAGTGACACCCCTCAAGGGACACACTGTCCCATGACAGAAGATGTATCAAGGGACACACTGTCCCATGACGACACCCCTCAAGGGACACACTGTCCGGTTAATAACTCCTCAAGGGACACACCGTCCCATGACGACACCCCTCAAGGGACACACTGTCCCATAGAACTAGAGCCTAGAACAGAGAACAAGGAAAAGAACAAGGAAGAGAACAAAGGAAGGAGTAGGAGTGCTCCCGAACCCGCACAGGACACCACAACAAATACAACAGAGGTATTGACCAATATGACGGACAAGGAACGTCGGCTCACAGACGTATCAGAAATCAACCCGGAGGCGCAGCGAATACGCAAACGGCTCTGCACGGATCGTGCGAAAAAGAAGCTGGATGACCGATTCGGGTCGAAGGCCGAATACGTACTCGCATACTGGGTCTGGGTACTGTATCAGGAGCTTGTCGTCATCGAGGGGCGGGACCAGAAGAAAGACAAACTCCGCAAGTGGAATGGTGAAACAATCTGCAAGCTGGTCGGTGGCCTGCAGGACCAATACAAGACACAGACCGTCCTCGACGGGATACAGGAACATCTCGAACGGGCGAGTGATCCGGTAGACGGATGCACATTGGATAATCACGAAACGTATCTCCGCAACATGCTGAAAGCACAAAGCCGTAAGGGGAAATCTAATGGACGAAGTAATACGGGTGATAGAGGACACTCCGACGGAAAAGTCCTCCCAATCGCACGAGAAGCCTATGCCGAAGAAGACAGACTCATCTCCGACCTTTGAATCCAGCGAAGCACAGGCAGCGCTGGATGAGGTAAGGGCCGATCCTGAGAAGGCACAGGCAGAAGCCAAGCGGTCGAAAGAAGAGCAAGCCAGACGTATGCAGGAAGATGATGACAAGTCAAGGGAAGAGGTTGCTAAAGATTATGCCAAAATCCCGACTGCATACCGTGGTTGTACGTTGGAGAACTTCGCAACGTCCACACCTAACGGGGAACCACACCCGGGTCTGGTGAGTGTCCACGCAACGATTATCCGGTATCTGGAAAAAGGCATCTGGCGGACCCGGACTGACGATGATGGGAAGATCATAAACGGTCAAGGGTTGCTGATGTGCGGAGCCGCTGGATCGGGCAAGACACACCTTGCCATTGCTATACTGGCAGAACTCAAGAAGCGGACCCCGTCAAAGTGGAGACGCACCTGCTTTGTCGATCTGGGTGCATTCCTCGCGAATTGCTCCGCGACCGCCGGATATGCGAAAGAAGCCGAGTACGATGACAGTACGTGGAAGAACCTGTCAATACTGAAGGGCAGCAGCGGGAACGTCCCACCGCTTGCGATGGTGCTGGATGACCTTGGAGCATCACGCCTGACTGACGCGAAAAAGGACACGCTCCGCGATCTACTGAACTGGGCAGACGCACGAGACGTGCGCCTGGTTATCACCACCAACGCACCGAAGCATGAGATGCTCCCAGACGAGATACGTGAGACCAAACTTGCAGAGGCACAGAGGAGGCTTGGGTCAGCAACAGGTGACGACCGCGCGGCGATTGAGGCACAGATCCGAATCCTCGAACGTACGCCATTTTTAGAAGATGACCGGACGAGATCGCGCCTTGCGAAGGCGTGCGCGTACATAACTGTAAACGCACCCGACTACCGGGCGCATGGGTTCCTCGACCTCGACAAACAGGAGAACCAGACATGAAGATCATCAGAAACCCAGACGGCGATATTATCTCGGTAATTCTACCGGGAGAGCATAGCCGAGAAACCGTCCTCCAGTCCCTCACAGAGACCGAGAGCGTCTGGAAAGAGACAGGAGGGGAAACTATACCCATCGGACATTGGGTACACGAGATAGTCCCGCTCGTATCCTTTGCGCCACCTGCCGGACACGATGAGGCGATGCTTGTCCGGCACGACTCCGGGCTACTGTACACAATCCTGCGGGATGAGCAGTTCATGCCATACGCTGACGGGTCTGCTGATGCCTGTGAACTGTGGTCTGCTTTATCCGACCTGAACCCGCCGGAGGAACTGCTGGCACTCCGGACCGCTGATGCTATCGGCTGGACTCCATTCCACAGCGATGATGAACTGGTCGGGATCATCAAGGCCGGAACGTTCTCCCGTGCCGATTGTGAATACGCTGTGCAAGAGGTTTTCGGTGATTCATACGATGATGAGAACGGTGTGGTCTACACCGACTGGACTACCGTCGTTCAGTACCTCAAGACGTTTACACTCCCGGCGCAACAGCGTCCAGACTTCTCTAGAGATGAGGATGTGACGGAATACTTCACACACCCGGACGGAACGTTGCACACCGTGTTCAGTTCATCCCCGAAGGTCTATTCACAGCATGCTGTGCAAGCTGTCCAGAATTGGAGATGCTGGACAAATCACCAGATACCCATGGATCGCTGCAAAGGAGGCGAGATGACGTACCGGGAATCACTGATCGCTGATATTCTCCAGTCTGTCGAGACGGCGTTCTGGAGTTCACCGGCGATAGTAACCTGCAAACGTTCGGAGAGCGGAGAGTGGGCGGTCAACGTGGCCGTCCCTGACCGGACGATTGAGGTGGACGACGAGTACCCGTCAGACTCGGAGGTCCGGGACTACGCAGAGGGAATGATTAATGGGATGGAGGTTTCACTGTTCAACGTCATTGACGCGGAATACATGCTGAAACGTCTCGCGGATTGGTTCGAGATGAGCGCGGAACCGGAGACCAACCAGAATGACATATTTGAGGAGGAACAGACATGAATATCTGGAGACCCGAAGACTTCACGGAAGAGACTTTCTGCGACCCTGACACAAACCTGAGAAGCTACGAAATCACGTACCCGATTCTCCACGTAGTCATTGCCAACCCGCCGAGGGTGAAGCCGGATGTAGAACGGGTGTGGTCGTATATCCGCGCAATGCTTATCGACGCTGTGAGACGCGGGTTTGTCGAATTGACAGACGAGGAAGTGAAGGAGGAATTGCATGAGGTCCGGGATACATCCGAACTCCTTGCCACGTCGAAGGGTCACGCGGATGCGTTCACACCGTCATCCGTCCTGTTATTTCTTAGTCCTGTAATCACATCTCAGATGGCGTTGTTTTCAACCCTCTGGAAGGCGAAGGGGACCGGTCGGATAGGCAACCCGGAAACAAACCCGCGACTCCTGACATCTAACGGCGCGGTCGCCAGCGTCACGAGAATTACCGGGAGCCATTCGTGGTCAATCGATGCAGGCTACACGATACCTCCAAACGAGGCAATCTGTTACGACCTCGGACCAGCGACCATCGACAGCCTGAACCGGGTATGGGATGAAGACCACCCGACGTGGTGGAAGCGTCTGATGAAGCGAATCAAGAGAAGTCTCCCGTGGTGTCGGTTTCCCTAACATTCATTTTGGTCTTAGTTTAAGAAGGGCTCCATGAGAAAAATGAAAAAACTCAGACTTTACGCTTACCACGCTGGGTGGGATGTGGATATCCCTGAGCAGGTCTTTGCGGAGATAGAATCTACGGTGTCTTTCTTCGTTACTCCATCCAAAGATCAGCACACAATCAGGTCAATGCGCTTGGTAGCAGTTACCCGTCTGCCGAAGCGTATATACTGCTTCGTTGTCTGGGTGATAGGATCGAGTGGTAAGATGCACTGCCATGTGTTATGTGGAAAGGTAAAGGATCGCAGAACGACCGGGGTACATACTGTATCGTCGAGCAAGATGGACAAGAAGCAGTGGGGCGAGACGGCAATAGGTGAATCCAGGGATTGGTACACAGAACTAGCTGACAACCACTGGAACATACGTGATGTCCATGAGTGTGGCGGTAGACGGAAAAGTAAATCTGACTTGACGTAACATCCATCATCGGTCATAGTTTAGGAAAGAGGACAAAATGAGCATTGAGACGATAGACCGCTGGTTGACATGGGAAGTTCTGAACCTGACGAATGACGATCTGTTCTGTGTTATTGCAGAAGGGGATCACGACCCTGAAGACGCACTGGAATACATCGAAGTTTTCCGAGACGACGGTGTGTGCTTCAACGCAGACGATGGTCAGACGGCACGCGAAGAGTGGAAACACATCAAGGTGAAGTTGCTCGTGTTTGAACCACACGAAGACTTCCACCACCTCGCGGAAGAATGCCCAGGTTCAGTCTACCTGATGCACGACAGCGGGACACTGCACACCGTCGTCTACGATCCGAAGTGGGGTCACAAGCTGTGTGAGACTCCATTCGAGGCAGTGAGGATGTGGAGCAAGCGGAACCCACGTAAACAACTACCGGATGAGTTTACGGTATTGAAGGATTGACTTGACGTAAGCCACCTTATCAGGGGGGTTGAAAATAAATGAACAATCTTCTTTCAACCCCTGTTCATTTGGGTATTCCGATAGTATATTCTATATAAGAGATCACGAGACAGGGAGGGCAGCGCGCCCTCCCACCTTACTCTGACTACGGAGATTCACGATGCAAAACGACACCATGGTCATCCCGGAGTTCAGCCTCCCAATCGCGGCCAGCGAGAGTGTCCGGTCCGGTAGAGTCATCCGGCTGGAACTCGAAGACCCGTGGTCACCTCGCCCGGTCTCTGAACTGCCGGAGAAGGATATCCCGAAGTTTCTCCACAAGGTAGATGAGGCGGAGACAGTATGAACGTCGTATCTCTATTCTCTGGTGCCGGTGGTGGCGAACTCGCAAGTCAACACCTCCTTGGGTGGGACACTATTGCATATGTGGAATCCGATGGTTACTGCCAACACCTCCTTAAGAAGCGCATCAGTGATGGATTACTACACGATGCGCCGATTTATGGGGACATTCGAGAACTTACAGACGAAGACATTGCAGAGTTTGTCAGCCTTTCGTATTTTAGGAGTAACTCTAATACGGAGGCAGATATGCCAGCACATAGAAAGGACTACGATGAAGCGGTCCGTCAATACGAGGCAGGGCTGTCGGTTGGTGACGTTGCGGACATCCACAATGTCACGCGCCAGTCAATGTATTACATCCTCAAGAGACGGAGTGTCTCATTCAGGCCAAATGTTCGATACGGTGCAGACAACCACTTCTATCGCGGTGGACTGAAGTCATCAGATAGGGCACAGAATCTTTGTGAAAAAGCACTAGAGAAGGGGCTACTTACTAA